ACATAAGCCGTAGAAGCCGCCCAGTTACCCTTGAGATTCCAAACACCCTGTACCGCCACTAAAGCAGTCCCAGCCGCATTAAATCCAAGAACTTTAGAAGTCCTGTCAGCGGCAACATCAGAAATCGTCATAGTCGGGCGATCCGAAACCTTCATCGTGTCAGTAACGCCAAACGTGGTATTTAACTTATCGTCACGCCTGATCGAGTGCATCGTGTTACGATCCAAAGCAGTCTCGTTAGTCGCCGCGGTAAAAGCACCAAAGGCAACATAATCAACAGGCTGAGTTAACGGAACATTCTGCAACAAAAGAATAGCCGTATCGGAAGCTGGCGCTGATCCAAACGTAATAGTTCCAGTCCCAGGATAACTCGTAACCGTCACAGTATAATGTGTGGTAATCGTCTTCAGCACGCCGTCGACATAAACACTCACATCGCTGGCAGCCGTAATAGGGAATGTCATTGCAAACGCAGTCGTGCTGTTATTCCCTGTATATTCAACCCGAGCGTTGGTTGCTGTTTGTGTCATTTATAGCTCCTTTTAAACATATTCTCCATAGACTTATCGCCCACGTTCATTTGATTGAAAGGGACCGACTGCTCTTCTACTTCGGCAGCCGAATCCTCTGCTTGTTCAATTCTCAATTCAAGGGTAGGATACTTTTCCAACATAGCATCCTCAGCTTCCATCTTATAACTTTCCCTCACAGCTTGCAACTCGTCACGCTGAGTCCCCTCGGGGCCTACAGTATCATAACGCTCATCAAAATTAGCAACAGTTTCGCGCAATTCCTGCATTAAATTATTCCTCCCAATAGTCACCGTCCCGAGCAACCTCTGGTATTCAGCATACTCATCCAAAGATAAATCAGCCCCCATAATTTTAGGTTGAAGTTTTTTAGGAAAATAGTTGTTAACTATAAAAGAAGAAAATACAGGATTATCTATCTGCGCACTCTCTGGCATAATATTAAAGAAACTATCTCCCCAAGAAGGCAACTTAGCCCCAATATGCCCTAACCCATCATAATTAGGGATAAGATGTTTAGAAGCCCAAGGTGTTCGAGAAACAACACCACTGATCATCTTAACCATAGCGGCATGTTCTGGAGTTAAAGTAGGATCTATCGTCCTATAATCACGATTCGTAGGATCAAGATGTTTAGCCGTATCAGCAGTAATAGCAGGAACAAGAGTTCCCATTAATCTCCCTGGCAATTGATCCGTCCCTCTACCACCATTCAAAACATCAACAATGGTCATCAATCCTTTTGTATATTGTTTGTTAAGCAAATTAGAAGCTACGTTCTCGTAAGCAGACCTAAACAAACTATCGCTTCGGTCAGGCTCATCCATTTTACTCATAAGCTCAAAACTATTAACTAAAGTTTCTAAATGAGTAGCAAATGGCTCAAAAGAACGAATAGAAACATATTTAGGCGGCTCAGGTCTAAATTGCCCAGCCTCCTTACTAACCATAGTTTCCCCAACATCCACCCCATTTAAGTAAACTTTCCCAAGCAATCGATCCCCCCAACTTTCCTTCCCACTTTGCTTAGCTGCCATCTTAGACCACTTAATAGTAACCTGAGGATTATCAGCCAAGATCCCTTGCATAACTTCTTTAGCTTCCATACCTGAAACAGTACCAAGCTCTGCGGTATTAAGACCTTTCAAACGGACTCGATGAACTTCTCCATCAGCATCCTTAACATCTATCGTATCTCCATCAATTACACGCTCAACTGTACCTTCCATAGAACGCTCAAAATCAAACATATTAGCAAACCAACTATCCCCACTAACCTTGATTGAGCTTGGCTGCCAACCCATTCTAGACATATGACCACGCTCCTCATGATTAGAAGGACCACTACCAGTGAGGTTTCCGTTAGCCCAACCCTCGTAAATAGAATATGTCAAACCAGAGCCAACAATAAGCTTCGACAAAGCTAATTGGCGCTCTCCACCACCAGCTTTTAAGGCTTTATGAAATCGGGGAGATAAGGTAGCAAAAGGAGTATTGTTAACAAAAGCTGAAAATATACTCGCCTGAGATCGAACAAATGGGAACAAGACTCTCATAGCTGGGTAATTATCTACAAAGTCCCTAAACCCAGCACTCGCCTCAACCTCATCAACAAAAGCAATCGCATCACCTAAATCAACAGCCTCACCCTCTTTTTTAGAGATATGACGCACTGAATCTTTCAACTCCCTCATCATCCCATTCGGAGATTTCCCAGAATTAACCATATTCCTATAAGCCTGAGAATAAGCCCCCATAGACCACGCAACAGAACGATTCATTTCATCGCCAGTTACAAATAAGTTCTGAGTAGTCCTAACAAACCGACCCAAGCTATTTGTGAAAAACTCCAAAGGAGTCTTTACGCTAAATGCCCCACGTGTTGCATTGTCCATAATTTTATCAGCCGCAGAAATAGCAGGAGCAAAAGCCTCGCCAGTAATAGCTGCTCGATCAAAAGCTTCAAACTTCTGCAAACCAGAATAAGAAATAGGTTTTTTCATCTGAGCGACACGAAGCAAATTTCTACCGAGCAAAGGAACCTGTTCAATCATTCCACGAGTATAGCCGAAAGTCATAGCCATAAACTCACCAACTTTATGATCTGTCGCTGTCTTACCAACAATCGCAGAATCCACAACACCAACAATGCCAGCCATAGCTCTCACTGGAATCTGGTATAAAGCAAAGGCGTGAGAACTGATATAGTTACCACCGATAGTATCCAAACCAGAAAGAATAGCGTTGTAAAAATACTCCAAAAATCCATCAAACATACCAGGGCGACTCGCCTGACGCATCATTTGGGAATAAGCTTCTGGGTCCCGAATCATATTCAAGCGCACCGCAAGATCCCTGCCGTCAAACTCTCGCACCATCTCAGCATGACGCATCATCATATTTGTAGCTTCTTCGTTAAAATTCTTACCATAACCAAAACCCAAAACATCATCCAACTGACCCGTTTTTTTGTTAAATTTAAGATTAACAGACTGATCGATCTGTTTAAGCATCTCTTTATTCATCGGAGATTTAACAGAACGTGCGATTGCCTCGATCTCAGCCCCAATAGCCATTTGCTTGGGCAACATACGAGCCGCACTCATATCCCCAGCAAGAGTCTCTTTCATCAACCTCCAAGTTTTCATCCCGTGGGCGGATCGAATTACATCCAGCACAAAAGCATCCTCAACAGTCTTTGGTCCCCTCACAACAGCACCAGATAAAACAGAATGCGGCTCAGTACCAAGCCGAGCCATCGCCTTTTCGAATTCAGCAGTTGCTACATCTCTCTGCATAGGGCGACCCGGAACCTTCCCTTTAATCTCGGCTTGAATCTTCTTTATCATTGCCTCCATATTTGTCTTTAACTCTGCCGTATTACTAACGTCAGCAAGTTGAAACTTGGACAAGTCAATATCAGCAAGCTTCGCAGGATCAATAAACTGCTCAGAATCAGCATAAATGCCCTGTTTATTAACCGCAGAAAAAGACTGTGGTTTAAGAGAAGGGACTCCCCAACTTTTCAACACACCTTTCCCTGCATCAGAAATAAGATTTGGCTGGGAAGCAATAGCAGCCCCCTGCGGATTCTTGTCCGCGAACTTCTGTATTCTTTTCTCGGCTTGTTCTATATGCTGCGGATTCTTATTTGCCTTTGCCTCCTGAAGATTGTCCTGCAGTTTTCTAAACTCAACAACATCTGGATCAGTTTCAAGTTTAGGCTGGACACTAAAATCGCCAGTAATTTCAGCCTTTTTAGAAGCAAGTGAGCGATCTAGTTGTAAAAGTTGTTTCGCTTCTCGTGAAGCCCTAAATGTCATAGCCAAAGTCATTAAAGCATCAAACGGAATACCAAAAGCACCCTCGACACCGCCAGTCAAAAGACGCTGATAAAAAGGATGCCGTTCATCCATATTAGGTAAAGCTTTGAGTAAATTCTGGACAGAGGTAGGCAAAGCAGCAAACGCACGCTCCATATCAGCATTCCCAGCCGCCATATCACGAATCAATGTTGCTGAATTCTCCCACTCGGCAGGAAACCCAGTAGCCCCAGCAACAGCAGCAGAACCAAAGCCACGCACAGACCAATGATAAGCCTTTAATGCTTTCGCAGGACTATAAGCAGCTCCTATAAAAGTAGATATAGTACGCAAAACACCACCCACAGGACCACTAGCCTCAGGCCATTCAGGAGGGCGAGGCACGGAATCAAGAAACTTATCAGCCCTTGCCGCTAATCCATTGTGTTTACCAAGCCAGTCAACCCCATCAGCAACAAAACCACCAGTTTCAACAACAGCGTCGTAAAGACCAGCGGCAGGCTGCATAACAGGCGATGCTAAAAAATCAGTCCAAACAGATTCCTGCGGTGTAGGGGGAGGATCTTCTGGAGAAGGAGCATCCCCTGGACTTGGCAAAGATTCATCAGGAGGAGATATCTCCAAGTTCAACATATGAGATATGTTTTCCTCATCAATCTTACCAAGCAATGAATCATAAATTGGATCTTCTTCAAAAGACATCTATTACTCCCTTTATATTACCAATTCTTCAAACCCCTTTTGTCAAGCTCGTTTTCTACTTCCTTCATAGTATAATCTGTGTTAGCACCACTAGCCACATCATCTGAAAGATTATCCAATTGTTGCTGCGAGAGAAAAGACAATTTTTTAGCATCTGATACAGGCTTAGACTTAGGCTTAGACTTAGACTTAGGCTTAACATCACCACCAAACACAACAATAAGCGCATCAAGCTCCTCGCTTAACTCATTAGCTAATTTATCATAACCAGCCTCCACCAACTCACCAACCAACTTCTGAAACTTCCAAAATGGATACTTGTCAGGAAACCTCTCAGCCTTATATTTCGCCACAGCCTTTGGTCCCTTTTTCTTGGTAGCCGACAACGCTGCAAACTGATCGGAAACCTCCTTAACAGCACTCTCACCAACTTTATACACATCCCTAGCGGTCTCGACAACAGCACTCTTTTGTATAACGGCTTCTTTCTGGAACGCCTCTTCTTCAGCGTCTGTTCGGAATTGACCATCCGCTCGCTGTGTCTTAACATCTTTCGAGTCTACAGGCTTCCTAGGCTTTTTCTTTTCCAACTTAATCTTTTCAGGCTTGACAACACTCCCTTCCTCATCCAAACCATGTGCTTCAAGAAGGCCTCTGAGCATATCCTTAACAACACCTTCTGGGACGCCATCCCAAACCTTCTTAGGATTTTTCTTGAAAGCAGCTAGAAACTCATCTGGGGTCATCTCATCAAAAGACTTTTCGCCAGTATCCTTAGAAACAGGCAACTTGGTATCACCACTCTCATCACCGATTGCTTCTTTAGGTTGAGCAGTAGTCCCAGCGCCCTCTTTAGGTTGAGCAATAGTAGCCTCAACGCCCTCTTTAGGTTTAGCAGAATCAACACGCCGCCTGTATTTATTATGAAGATCCTCGATATCGTAACCACCTGGCATTAAAAACGACAACTCGTCTTTATATTCTAGGGCAAACTTTTTCTTATCCGCAAGACTAGCCCCACTCAAACTACTAGCAGAAGCCATAAACTTCTTCGCCGCACGCTTAAACCTTGAATTCCTACCCATCTTAGCCAAAGATAAATCATAAATAAGTTGCTCATCATCATCCAGAGCGCCACCCTCTCGCCTCTTTTGCAAAATAGGCTCAAGCTCTTCTTGCGATATATTGATCTTAAGCGGGTTCATATTCTTCCGCACTCGCCGTATATGAGAAACCACTTCATTGTAAATAGTCTGAGGCTCAACCCTCTTGTTACTAGCATGAGCCCTCATAACAGCAGCTCTAATAACAGGCCTTATATCACCAGTTATCTCAGCATTATATCCTTCATAAAAACCAAGCTCATCGATGGATTTTGGACCCCTACCAAGTTTCTTCCTACCAGACTTGCTGATTTTAGAAACAGGCACATATTCCTTCATAAATAAATCCGTAATTGTCTTAACATCCTCATTAATACGCTTTCCTTTAGCAGTACGAGCAATTCCCAACTCTTTAAAAGCAGACTTCATATCAGACAAATGCAAAAACCCAGCATCATATTCCTTCACAACCCTGAGAGTAAAAGCTGTAAAATCAGGCTCAACATCTCTATTCAAGGCATCGGTTTTTATCTTCTCAAACTCATACTCAAGGAGAGAATTATTGTGTTCCTGAGCAAGTGTTGGCTTAGATTGAGCATTCTTGCGAAAATTAAAGAAATGAGAAGACAGCCTAACCCCAGCAGCATTCGCCGAGGCTTTTATGTGATTCATCTCAATCTCGTTAAAATCACGTTGTTCATTGGTAGCTCGATCCATGTATCCATTAAATACCGCATTAAAATTAGCAGTAGCAGCAGTTTTACGAGCAACCCTATTCTTGGTTAATCTCCCAAAAATACGATCATGCGATTCCTTCGCAAGCTCTAAATTACTCTTATCGGGAGACAAGGCATTAATATCATAGCCAGCGATACGACCATTATTTTTAACATCTCTATAAAACTCCATATAAGAGCCATAAACACCAGCAGCCTTGCGCTCTTGATCGCTCATTGAGTCCGTAATAGTAGATTCTAAATCAGATGTCGTTGTCATGGAACTCTCATCCATCCTACTAAACCAAACACCCTCATACCTCTCGAATAAAGCTTTAACTACACGAGAATCAAAAGCTAACTTAGATTCCTGAACTTGTTTAGGATTCTCCATTAAACCACCAGCATTAGCATCCTCTAAACGCAAATCCCAAGAACCTTTTGCTTCTCTAAAGATCTTATCTAGATTATCCCCCGGATTGATACTACGAATACGCTTAAGCGTATTTTCTTCCCACTTTGAATAATTAGCCTGGTGGGCAGCAACAAGCGTTTTAGACTCCAGTAACTTCGTTTTACTCCTGTTCATAGACGTAGCATTTTGCGTAACAGCTTCAAGAGCTATCCGATTAGCAGATGACCAATTATCCGAGTCTGGTAACCTAGACTTCAAAGCAGTATCAAAATCAGAATTTCTTTTCTCAGATCTTTCTGCCAGAGGAACAGGCTTTCCCCCTGACTGAAGCGTGCTATCCTCATAAGGCATACGTTCGTACTCAGCCCCAGTCTCAGCAGCAAAATTAGCATAAGCATTAATGGCGAGCTTAGCCTCCTCATTGTTTTTCTGTTGATATTTCTTCGCCGCAAAAGCCGCACCCTTATCCAAGGCATCGCTCCATGCAGAATAGTCTGCAAGACCCATCGGAATCTCTGGAGCCGCTGACGGCTTAAATGTTTCGTAATAATCTCTACTACGTGGTATTTTAGGCATTATTAATTAGGTGCTAAAAGTGAAGCCCCAGAAGCAAGAGATCCAGCCGCCCTGCCATAACCAGCAGTAACAGCAGCCTTACCCTTAGCAACATCAATTTGTGCCGCAGATCTGGATCGCCAAGCCGTATCGGCTCCCTGAGCGATAATAGTAGCTTCGTTGATTTCAGATTGATAATCATCCTCTGCCTCAACAATGAGCGGAGAACCAGAACTCATATCTACACCGGAAGCTGCAAAGGCAACAGTAGCTTTGCCACGCTCACGTTTTCTTCTCTGAGCTGCAATCTGAGCATTTCTCTTAGCAGCCGCTTCCTCGCGCTGTGCCTGCATACGCTTAGCCGCAGCATTCGCATTGGCAATCTTCTGTTGCTGATAACCTGAATAAATAGCCACCCCAGCAGAAACAACTGACATAACAACAGCTGCCGCCAACCATGGGAAGGCAACAACAAGCGTCATGTAAATCAGAGAAAATAAACTACGTTTTTTAGACTTCATAAAACTTCCTATACATATAATGATCCTCTTTACTAGGGCCGTATTTTACCAATGTGGACTCAAGCTCAAAACCAAGAGATTCAATCCAGCTGCAACCAGCCATATGATTACAAGCAACCGTGGCATGAACCCTCCAAAACTTATACTTCAAAACCAGATGATTAAGATAAATCCTTATATATTTATAAAGCCATATCTTATGATCATGAGAGTCAGGAGCAAATCTTACCCATGCGTAACCAACTCCGCCCCATAAGGGCTGCACGCCAGCCAGACAGATGACACGATCAGCATCAACGACACCAGCAAAACTACTATCAGGGTCGATCTTATGATGATAATGCTTAGTCCCAGCACGCGAATCCAACAACATAGAATGAAATACTGTATATGGTTCAACACGCCTATTCGTCTGACCCATAAATCTCTCCAATATCGAGATCGCCAAAAACAGCGTTAATTGTGAACGGTAACGGCTGATCTTGAACGATAGTCACAAATCCATCCGCATCCCAATCTGTAGTATCCATCATCTTATCTCCAGTATATAGAGATAAACCACGATCCGTAACAACCTGATCCTCCAAATATTCTATATTATCCCCGTTAACAGTACCACCAAGAGTACCAGTTAAACGCAAACCTAATTTATTCCAACGCTTCCTTTTTCCCTGAGTCATTCCCTGCGGAGAACCAAACTCGGGACGCACAGGCTTCAACGTAGAAGTATAATTTATACCAGCATAAACCCTAGAAACTAATTCCCCGTTAGGAATAGTAACCGAACCAGCACTAACTGTCACATCCGAATAAACAACCGTATCCCTATCAACAATATCTATACTCTCCCCCTCAAGATAATCAAGACCTGAAAGCGTAGTTACACATAACCGTGCCTCGCCTCCAGAAATATAAGTTGTATAACCAGTACCATCAATATCAACAGGCGTAGGCTCAATACTTTCTAATTCGAAAGTATTAGTAGTCACACTACTAACAGTATATCTAACATTATTCAACTCGGTCATTCCAACCACATTTTCAATATCAACCAAATTCCCATTAGAAAGCCCGTGCGAAGTTGCGGTAATCACGACAGGATCAGCTTTCGTAGCCCCAGATATAGTAATCGGAGCATTTAATTCAGCCCCATGATCCACAAAAATATCAGGATCGACATACCCAATATAACGAGAATCAACACCACCTACCATATGCTTAACAGAAACCCAAACCTGATCCTCGCCCTTGGTTGTATCTGGAATCGAAGCAACAGATCCAACGGTAGATAAAGTCCCACCAAGCGGATGCCTGTGCCAAGCAATAACATTCTGGTCAGCCAAATAAGTCATGCCAATCAACTCACCAGCATTAGTAGAACACCAGCAAATAGCATCAGGGTCCTGTTGATAAGCTAATTGGGTAATTCCAGTATTGGTAATATGACTAGCAAGCAAAGTTAGGTCAGGAGCTTTAAATCCGTCAACGTCAAAATTAAAAACAAATTCACGCAGTTTCTTTCCTCCACGAGAAACAAACAACAGGGCATGTCCTGCATTCACAGGCGTTATTCTTTCAGAACCAAACGCAGATTGAAGAGTCACGTTAATACTCGCTGGCTGGATCGCATTATCGACACCGCCATTAGCAGAATGCTCAGATCCATAAGAGCCAAGAATAAGATCACGGGCGCTCCCAATCCAAACAATAGCATCCAAAGAATCAGCAGCTACCGAAAACTGAACAGCGTGATCAGCATCAGCAGTCGCACCATCCATATTTAAATAAGAGCCAGTCTGCGAACCCCAAAAAGTCTGAGGATGGTTATGTGAACCAGCCCAAAATAATCTCTGTTCATAAAAAGTGACAGTGCCAGGATAAGTATTAGCGTCAACCGTACCACCAGAAGTACGCCTCATGCTAATAGCACCAACACTAGCAGTACCAGTTTGGACATTAGAGAAGCGAAGATAAGTTGTAGCGGCTCCTGGTGTAAAAGTAAAAGCATGTTGTCCTATATCAACAATCGTAGAAGCTAGATGATCAACAGCACCAGCAGTGCTACCAGCTTGAACCGTTAATTTTTTATTAGTCGAAGTGGTTTGAGTATGGTCTATAAAATTAAACGTCAATTCGTACTCCTGCCCAGAATCAACAGTAACCGCTTGCTGGATAACAGCATTAGTCCCAGTCTTGTTAAGATCGACATCGAAACCGTTGGGAGTTACGTCATCGCCGGAAATTACAGTCCATCCAGTTAAGCTGTCACGAAATGTCCCGTTGCTAACAGCCTCCGCAACAGAAACAAAAGAATTCGGAGCGCTGATAAAAGCAGTCTCATTAATTGTCCACGCGGTATGACTCGTACGCTCAATCTGCCTTGGAGCATAATCACGATGAGAAATAAACATCGTATCGGCAGACTGGGCAAACATAAGATCAAATAAAACGCTAGTAGGGTAAGGCGTTGCCAACTCTACAGCTATACCACTCTGTTCAATCCTCCCGTTATCTTTATAAAAACGACAATACAGATTACCAAACTCAAGTATGTAAGACTGGGTATCGCTAAACTGGAAGCGAGCCAATCGAACCTCCGCCTCGGTCACACCCTTCTTCAACGTAACTTCATCCAACGTGTGAGTCGCGCCAGTCGTATGTTTAAACCCTATAAAAGTAGCAGTAGTCAAAGCACGAAACTCAACCGTGCTATAAGTCCCGACAGCCATACTGGTGGAAGCAAAAATCTGTTCACCACCAGTAGCCGTTCCTATCTGAAGGCTAATCGCACCCGTCCCGACAACAAAGCCAAGGATATAAAGCTGGCCTGCGACAGTGACTATCTCTTCTTCAGCCCAACCATAATTACTGGCATCGACTGAAACGATATTCATTAAATTTGTAGCATGAGCAATAGAAGCACCAGAGCCAACAGTTTTGTCAGTCCAGCCTGTAATATTACTCGCAAAGGTTCCGTTGGGCATTAACTCGGAACCCGTAGAGGTAGGTTTTACATCGGCAACATAATGAACGCCACCACGCCTTTTAGCACCACCTTCGGGAAGAACATGAAAGTTCTCCATCGTTTCGCAGCCGTGCTTATACTTGTCAAGATCTACCCGACCTTTAAGGCGATCTGAAATTTCCCCAGTATTGAAATGGGTATATATAGAAAATGATTTTGCCATTCATCACGGGACAGTAATATTCTGGTCGTCAACAACAAATGTGCGACGGCGAACGTCAACTAGAGTATTGGCTTGAATGGCAGCAGGAGTCCCCTCCTGACTATCAACAAGCCTAGCATTCATAATCTTTGTATCATAAGTCTTCCAAAAATCCTGAGAAAGACCACGAGATCCAGTAATCGATATAGCCAACTCAGCCGCTAAACGAGCCTCATAAGCTTCAATAAACAACGCATCGAATTGAGCTGGATCTGTAACCCTTTTTAAATATAAAAGATTGATAGTAGAATAATCGGAAAGAACCCTACGTCCTTCAACGACATGGTCAATGCGATCATCGCCTGAATAAACCTGAACGACTCTCAGGCAATAAGGATTTTCAGGAAGCTGATGTTGCTTAGACCAAGTAAAGGCTGGAGCATCAGCAAGCGCTGCCAACTGAACACGCTCAAGAGCGAAGTTCCACTTAGCATCCCTAATCACAGCATCCCTAACATCCTCGTAAATAGCATTAACACGCTTGGCGCGCCCCGTATTCTCGGCTATATCCGAGATCGGGGCAGCGCCTAGCTGTTGAAGAGCATTGGAAGCCATTTGAGTAAAAGAACTCATAATCCAACATCTCCCAATATGTTAGTTAACTACATACTGAACAACCATGGTGATATCACCAGCAGCCGCCGAAC